GACTAAGGGCCTGCATCCTTAATGTAATTCCCGGCGACATTGTAGAGGAGGCAGTCAATGAATGTAACCGGACAATGAGTGGCAGAAGCAATGAGCCGATCAAGGACCGATTAAGAAAAATGCTTAATGCCTTTTCAAGCATCTCAGTAGATGCAGCCATGATCGAAAGATACCTTGAGCATCCTCTTGATAACATTAACGAAGAAGAGCTGAACAATCTAAGGGCAATCTTTACTACTATCAAAGATGGTCAGGCCAAGCGTGAAGATTACTTTGAGATGAACAAGCTGCCTGCACCTCATGAGGAGCTTGATCAGATCCCAGATGAAGATGATGAGATCCCGATGGATAGTGGGGTAACAATAGCCAACTCAGAACCTCCAGTAGCTAAAAAAAGAGGCAGACCAAAGAAGGAAAAAACATTGCGTGATGAGTTCATGGAAGAATTCAAAGATCAATCCGAAAAGGTTATTCAATACTGCATTGAGATTGATTGGCTTGAGGAGGGGCAAACCCTGGAGGATCTTGACGACAAAAACATTGAGATGGCTATGAACCAGAAAGAAGCATTTAAAAAGCAGGTTGAACTATGAACTATCGAGTTTTTGACATTGAGACAGGACCAGTCAGCGTAGATAAGCTCCAAGATCAGATGCCTGAGTTTAAGGCTCCATCTAATTATAAAGATGAAGAGAAAATTGCAGCAAACATCCAAGAGCAGCAATCCAAATGGATTGAGAAAGCTGCCTTAGATGCTAGCACAGGGCAAGTTCTGGCTGTAGGGATTAAGACTCATGATGGTCATACTATTATTAAGGAACAGCATTTTGAGTCTGAAAAAGAGATTCTTAAATGGTTCTGGAATGAAGTCACAATGACTTCTCCGGATACAAGCTGGGTTGGTTTTAATTCCAATGGATTTGATTTGCCATTCTTGTTTAGGAGATCCTTAATTTACAGCATTCAGCCTGGTTACAGCTTCCGTGAAAGCCGTTATTGGCCCTCTAGATTTGTTGACCTAATGGAGGTTTGGTCATGCGGAAACAGGGAGCAACGGATCAGCTTAGATAAGCTTGGAAGGTTGCTAGATGTGGGAGGCAAATCCGGATCAGGTAAAATGTTTGCAGAGCTTTATGTAACAGATCGCAAGGCTGCAATTGAATATTTAAAACATGACTTAAATTTAACCGAAGCCGTATTGCAGAAGATGCAGCTTTGGATCACAAACCATAACTGAAACAAAAATAGAAAGGCAAAAATGAAATACGTATTCATGACCCCAGAAAAGGCTAAAGAGCTATTAGCAATTAATGTTAGGAATAGAACTATTAACCAAAGATTAGTTAACCGAATTGCTGAGGATATAACTAATGGACAATGGCATGCTAACGGTGAAACTGTTAAGGTGAGTTCATCAAATAAGCTCTTAGATGGTCAGCATCGTCTCAATGCGATTATTAAAAGCGGGATGCCATGTTATATGTGGTTGGTTGATGGATTAGATGAAAGCTGTCATGCAACTATTGATTCGGGCCTGTCTAGGGGTGCTCATCATACTTTGCAAATTGAAGGAATCCCCAATGCCAGCCTTTGTGCTTCTACTATTGTTTTAATTAAAAAAATAGAAGCTAAAGAAATGTCCAACAGCAAACGAAATAGTAATATTCAAATCTTGAATCACTACAAAGCAGACCCTGAGGGATTTAATAATGCAACTAAGTTTATTGCTGGCAGAAAATGGTTAATTAGGTATGCAGGAAGCTCAGTCGCTTGTGCGTGTTATTACATCGCATCGTCTATTGATAGTGATCAAGCTTTAGAATTTTTTAACAAGCTATCATCTGGGGCAGGCTTAGAAGAAGGATCACCAATCCTTGCTTGTCGCAATTATTTAATTAAACAACGTGAGAGAAGAGGTATCGCAGAGGCTGGGAGGCAATTAAAATTCCAGACGTATCAGGTCATCGCCAGATGCTGGAATGCCTACCGAGAGGGGATTGATTTGAATCGGATTATCATCCGTTCTAACGATCAGATCATTTTAAAATGAAAATGTGGCCTGTAGCTGAACCATGGCCCGGACCAACATGCTCGTGGAATGACATTAAGCACAATTGGCCGGAAGGGACTAAGCCTGCAGAGGCATTTAAACGGGCTGTTGCTCATTGCATAAATGCAGGTTTAATTACAATAGATGAACCATTAACTGAGTTGGAGATCAATAAAGCACAAGCGAAAGCTAAAAACTTTGTTCGACAACAGAGGAAATTAAACCAGCTATAATATGAGAAGAGCTGCCAGAGTCGACGCAAACCATTCGGAAATTGTCCAGGGACTTAGAAAGGCAGGATGTAGTGTCCTGGATCTTTCGAGGGTGGGACAAGGTTGCCCGGATATTTGCGTTGGCTTTGGCGGTATCAATTTATTGATGGAGATAAAAGATGGGGCTAAAAGCCCTTCAGCCAGAAAACTGACAGCAGATGAGGTTAAATTCCATCAGGGATGGAGAGGGGCGGTGACCGTAGTAAACAGTCTGGGGGATGCGATCAATCAGATTAATGCTGCCCTTGAAGTGAGCCAAAAGTTTTAGGCTTGATTTTTTTGTGGATTTAATGATATTTAAATGATATGAATAAGAGAGGAAGACCAGCAACAGGGAGAAAAGTGGTATCTGGTGGGGTAACCCTGACTGCCAGAGAGTGGGAAGTGATCGACAGGGAAAAGGGAGATTCTAGCCGGGGAGAATGGCTTCGGCATCAGCTCAAAGAGACATGGAGAAAACATGGGATTACCATACAGTAAATTTTTCTGGGGTGATTACCTCAAAGACACCCGGATGCTCAGCCTAGAGGCTAAAGGGGCATGGATGGACATTCTTTGCCATCTGAGTCAACTTGATCAGCCGGGTTCAGCAGGATACAGGATTCAGTCATGGGCAAGGCTCCTGGGTTGCTCTAAAAGGGTCACAAAAAGGGTCTTGGATGAGATCAAGGATGCCGGAGTCGGCAAAGTTTGGGAAGAAAATGATCATGTTTTTGTGCAAAACTCTCGAATAAAAAATGATTTTTTGAAATTTCTGGAGAAGCAAACTCAATCAAGCGAAGCAGGCAAACTTGGCGCAGAAAAAAGGCATAAGTCTCTGGAAATCAACGAAAGCAACCAAGCGTCCGCTAGAAAAAACATTAGCACGCACCATAGCGAAAGCCATAGCGAAAATGATGGCGACCGTTTAGCTATATCAGAATCCATTAACCATAAACCATATAATAATAATAATAAGGGTTCTAGTGAGGCTGAGATACCGACTTTAGAAGAGGTTTTGGAGCAGGCAAAAATTGCCGGGGTGACCAAGGAGGCAGCAACGGCTTTCTGGAATTGGGTAGAGGGGGAGAACCGTTGGATTAATTCGCATGGCAAAATGATCAACTGGCGAGTCAAAATGAGATCCTGGCAGGTCAATGATCGAAAATACCAGGGGAACGGGAAGGCTGGATTTGAACCAATCCCGTTTGGAAGATCCTAAAACAAAAAACAGAACATGATAGACAGACGAAGATGGGGGCTGACTCCCTACAGGGAGAAGCCTAAAAAATGGACGGTTGAGGAATTAAGCGAGGAGGAATTTGCCTCTTTTCAGACGGTTTGCAAGGTTTGCGATCACCCCGTGTCCGTAAAAGTGCATAAAACCTTCCAAGAATCCTTCCTGACGGGCTTTTGGGGCCGAGAAGGTGAAGGGATAGCGGATAAGGGTAAAGCGGCCTTAGAAGGGATCCTCGAAGCAATGAGGGGCATGGCTACCTGTGATAGGTGTTATCGGGCAAGGGAGCAGTATATCAAAAGCCGTGACAACATCTTGGAGGTTGCGAACTGGAAGCGAAGATTATTTGATCCGGTGACCGGGATGAGCCGGGCAGAGCCGGAGGATCAAAAGCAGAAGCAAAACATCCTGATCAGTTGGTTTAAGCAATGGTCTGAGGCTTTGCGCAAAATGACAGCCAGCCTTACCCTGATTTATTGCGATGAGATGGCAGGCATCATATGGAGAAGGCCTAATGCCGCTGATTACTATTTGGATCTGATCGAGCAAAGCATTTACGACCACAGCAATCCTAAAAATCAGGAAGCCCGGATAAAGCAAATTTATCAACAGGTTTGCCGGTATGAATAACGATCAGAAATGGCAGGTCGCTCTGATACAGGAACGATGGGCCATTAATCACCTCGAAAAAATACACCCGGAGTCTGGGCAGATTAGCCATGCTCAAGCAGAGGGAGTCTTGCTTGCCTTTTTAGCTAAAAGTGGTTTTCGGGACTTAGCTAATAAATTTAAAAATTTGCAAGAGGAGCGAGGCTGGACTTATACAGAGACAACGTGAGCCAGATTTTAACAAAGCGTCATCTTGTTGAAGACATTATAGCAAGATACCCAGATTACCCAGCGAGGACACTTGCAAAAACCTTATACAATGAGAATCCTTTTCTTTTTGAATCAGTCGAAAAAGCTAGGGTTCAAGTGAGATATTACCTGGGGTTGCTTGGGAAAAATAGCAGAGACAGGAAAAAGCCTTTTCATAGAAAACGAAGAAAAGCAGGTCAACTTATGGAGATACCTAAAAGCAAAGCTAAACCAATTAAGCCTTATTTTATAAGAGGGCAAAACAAAATACTCGTTATAAGCGATCTGCATTTACCTTATCATGATGAAAAAGCAATTGAGGTCGCCCTAATGAAAGGTAAGTCTGAAAAGGTTAATATAATTATTCTGCTTGGGGATCTGCTTGATATGTATCAGATGAGCCAGTGGGTCAAAGATCCTAAAAACCCTGATATGGCATTTGAGATAGAAACCTGCCGGGAGTTTTTACAGATGCTTAGAAAAGAATTTCCTGATGCTGATATTATCTGGAAAGAGGGGAACCATGAGGCAAGATGGCAAACTTATTTTTATAGGAATGCACCGGACGTTGCCGTGCTTCCTGGAATGACAGTTTATGATTACATGAACGTTGAGCAGTATGGTGTGCAGGTAGTCCGGGAACACAGGCCCATTAGTGTTTCAACTTTGCTCTTATATCATGGGCATGAGCTACCAAGGGGGCTAACCAATCCTGTAAATCAAGCGAGGGGCCAGTGGCTTAGAGCTACAGCTAACATGATCGCAGGGCATGGTCACCGAACCTCGACTCATATTGAAAGATCGGCAACCGGGCAGATTTTCAGCAATTGGTCGATTGGATGTCTTTGCGACTTGACTCCCCAGTATGCTCCGATCAATAAATGGAATCACGGCTTTGGCATTCTCACTCAGGAGGGGCCAAAGTCTTTTCATTTTAACAACTACAGCATACACGATGGAAAACTATTTGGATCCCCAAAAAACAATGACTGATGAAGAAATTAGAGATTTGGCGATCAAGGAATTTAGCACAAAAGCTAAAGCTAAATTTGACGCAGGAATTCTAGAGCATAATCCAGATGGCACAAAAGGATTAGGAAGATTAAGTTCATTAAAAATAGTGCAAGCAGCTAAGGAGGAAGCCTGGGATCAGATTTTTTACCTTACTGCTTTAGAGCAACAGTTAATCGTTGAGATGTGATTGAAGATTTACCCAAGGAGGTTTTCTGGGAACAGGAAATGGTAGATTGGCCACCTTGGTTAGTTGAAAGGTTTAATATTGAATATGAGCGATTTTGCAGAGAGAGAGGAATGCTAACAGGGGCTCAACTGTATAAAGAAACAAACAAACAATTCTATGTCCAAAAACAGAATGAACATGATAATCAGCAGGATTGAAGAGGCTTTCAGCTTAAATCCTGGTCAGATATTTGAAAAAAGAAAAGTATGGCACATCGCACGTGCAAGAATGATTGCGATGTACATATTAAGGAATGAGGAGATATACACTCTCACTCAGATCCATGAAGCTTTTGATCAGCCGCATGGCTCAGTATGGCATGCCGTCAAGCGAGTTGATCAAATGTTAGAAACCGAACCAAAAACAAAACAAGTAATAAACAAACTACAGAAAGAAGTTAGTGCAATATGAATACAAATAAAGGCGGAATGAAATACGTTGGCTCAATAAATGTAGATAAAATAGATCGGTCAAGGCTTTACCAAGGAAAAATGGGGAAATATCTCAACTTATATATTTTCCCTAAACCTTCCGAGCCTGGAAAGCTTTTGATTAAGCAATCAGTAAGTCAAGAGGAGAGAGAGAGCGGAATTGAATCGGAAATATTAGGTGACATAAAGCCCCTGCAAGCTAGAGTTCAAAATGCAGAAAACCAATCGGATGTTTTTGGGGCAGAAGATAAGTCTGGATGGAAGCCAGTGCAGCCTAAAAATGAGCATCCAAAGCACGAGGATTATGATCCTCCATTCTAAACAATGAGCTATTTAAATCGTCCCGCTAAATTCACTGAAGCTTTTAAGAAACTTACCGCAAAAAAAGAAGTCGCATCCCGGCTCAATACTAAGCAGTGGCAGGATGTGCCTGCTGCAATTAGGGATCGAGCTTTCTTTTCATCTAGGGTTGCGTCAGCCAGGTTTCTGAGCAAAGCAAAAAAGTTCATGCAGGCTTTCTTGCTTAAGCAGATTGAGGAAGTCACAAGCCCTGATGGGGTAAAATCAAAAGCAATTAAGATTGGAGGTCGGGCAGATTTTGTAGCACGTTTACAGGATTTTGTGCTGAACGAAGGACTTGGCGAAGCACTGCCCCCTGGAGTCCCTAGAGGACAAAGGGGGGTTATTCCTGAGATGAAAGACCTTGCTTCCTCCCGGAGGCTTGGTCTTATTTTTGACACTAATATCCGATCCGCTTATGGATACGGCAACTTCAAGGCATCAACCGATTCAACTGTGAGCCAGGTTTATCCTGCTTGGCGATTTGTGCGGACAGGCTATGTAAAGACTCCAAGACCATTGCATCAAAAATATGAAAATGCTGTGAGGCGAAAAGATGATACAAAGTTTTGGTTGGAGATGAATAAAAAGGAGATTGGCGGATTAGGGGTCCCTCATGGTCCATGGGGTTTCAATAGCCAAATGGATGTGCAAGAGGTTGGGAGACGTGAGGCAATAGCATTAGGGCTAGTTAAACCTGATGAGAAAATTAAAGATCCTAAGTCAGAGTTCAACAAATCTTTGTCAGTTGACTTATCCAGGATGGACAGCAGCATTGCTAATCGACTAAAAAAAGCTTTTGGCAACAATATAAAGACTAAAGGCAAAACTCTGTCATGGACGAAATAAAAGTATATTGCTCGCATACTGAAATGCGTGATCCTGTTTCATTGGTCGAGCATCCACGCAACTATAATACGCACCCGGCTGAACAGATCCGGCTCCTAGCCAAGATCATCAAGCATCAGGGTTGGCGCAACCCAATCACTGTCTCTAAAAGATCCGGTTATGTAGTCAAAGGACATGGACGCCTTGCCGCTGCTATGCTTCTAAAATGCGAAGAGGTTCCGATCGATTTGCAGGATTACAAGGATGAAGCTTCTGAACTTGCTGACATGATCGCTGACAATCGCATTGCTGAGTTAGCAGAGGCCGATCAGGATGCACTTAAGGGTTTGCTGTTAGATGAGACCTTTAATGATTTTGATATTGAGTTAACTGGTTTTAGTTCAGAGTCATTATCTCTCGATCATAAAGAATTAGAATCACCAGAAGACTTTAAAGAATTTGATGAAAACCTAGAAACTAATCACACATGCCCGAAATGCGGTTATGAGTGGAGTTAACAAGCCTGCCTATAGAGTTCCTTTAATGAAGGAAATTAACATTATTCCATGGAATGGTTTTAATGTTGTTTCTACCTTTTCCGGATGTGGTGGATCTTCTCTAGGTTATAGAATGGCTGGATTTAAAGTTTTATGGGCTTCTGAATTTATTGATGCTGCAAGAGATTCATATAATGCAAACAAAGCTCCGTATACAATCGTTGATCCGAGGGATATTCGACAGGTTAAGGCAGAAGATATTTTAGATGCGACTGGATTAAAAAAAGGCGAGCTTGATCTTTTTGATGGCTCGCCTCCTTGTGCTTCATTTTCAACAGCAGGAAAACGGGAAAAAGCTTGGGGAGAGGTAAAAAAATATAGCGACAAAACACAGCGTGTTGATGATTTGTTTTTTGAATTTATAAGACTCTTAAAAGAATTACAGCCAAAAACCTTTGTTGCTGAAAATGTAACCGGACTTGTTAAGGGGACAGCCAAGGGTTATTTTCTGGAAATACTTAAAGAAATGAAGGCAGCAGGCTATAGGGTTAAGGCTAAGGTTCTTAACTCACTATGGCTTGGTGTACCACAAAAAAGAGAAAGGCTAATATTTGTAGGATCTAGAAATGACCTAGACATTAAGCCATCGCATCCTAACCCATTACCATATTTTTATAATGCTGGAGATGCCTGCCAAAATATTATTGATAAAGAAAAACTTTGTTATCAATTAAAGGCAGGTGGTAAATTGTTTCATTATTGGAAAAACACACCACGGGGAAAACAATTTAGTGTAGGCTCACAGAAACATTGTGGTAGAGCGACCGCCTTTCAAATGACTAGGGCCACAAAAAGCGACCCTATATCTACTATTGTTCAAGGCAGTCAAGGGGTCCATCATTGGGATGAACCAAGGACTTTAACAATTGCTGAGTTAAAAAGGGTTGGTGGATTCCCAGATGATTTTATTCTAAAGGGAGCATTCCAGAAGCAGTGGGAAAGAATAGGCAGGGCAGTGCCTCCTGTTATGATGAAACACATAGCGGAAACAATCCGAGAAAAGATATTAAAAAAATTGAAATGTGTGGAATAGCTGGATCAACTGATTCTGATGAATTAAAAATCAATCAAATGCTAAACAGGATTAAGCATCGTGGTCCTGATGGCATGGGAATAATCGGGATGCACGGGCATGTTAGGTTATCACTAGTCGATTTATCTGAAACATCATCCCAACCATTTATTAGAAAAAAAACTATTTTAGCATTTAATGGTGAAATTTGGAACTTCCGGGAACTAAAAAAAGAATTGGAGGGATCAGGAGAAAAGTTCATTAGCTCAGGAGATACAGAAGTTTTAGCAGCAATGTTAGAAAAACATGGATTACATTGTTTGTCTAAAATAGACGGGATGTTTGCTTTTTCTTGGACCTCTCAAAAAAATGAAAATTATTTAGTCAGGGATCAGTTTGGAAAAATTCCTTTATATGTAGCAAAAACAAATAAAGGTTATATATGGGCTTCTGAAAGAAAAGCCTTTGATAAAGGCCTGCAACCTGTCCCTGTCCCCCCAGGGTATGCTTTTAATTTAAATAATGGTGAATGGGTAAATTATTATAACATGCCAGCAAAAAAAAGTTTAACCCCAGATAAATTGATTGAAAAACTCAATGCTGGGGTAAAAAAAAGATTGCAGGCTGACGCAGATATTTGTTGCCTGATTTCTGGGGGGTTAGATAGCTCTTTAATATTATCTTTAGCAACGCAATATAAAAAAGACTTAGTAGCATACACTGCTAAATTTAATGAAAATGCAACAGATTTAATTGCGGCTAGAAAATTATGCGCAGAATTAGGAGTTAAATTAATTGAAGTTCCAGTTAACATAAACCTAGACATCCTCTCAGAGTCAATTGCTTCAATAGAAATAAACAGCAAAGCTCAAATTGAAATAGGGGTTTTATGTTTACCTTTAGCAGAAAGAATATCAGGGGATGGATTTAAGGCTTGCTTAAGCGGAGAAGCAGCAGATGAATTATTTGGCGGATATGGTAATTTTTGCATCAAGGCATCAAAAGCAGATGATGAAGAAGTAGTCAAATTAAGAATCAAACAATTGGCTAAAATGGCGCGAGGTAATTTTATTAGAACAAATAAAATTTTCATGTCAAAATCCGTAGAATGTAGATTGCCATTTATGGAAAAAGATTTGGTAGAAAGTGCAATCCAGTTAAATAAAACTGAATCACCATTAGGAAAAAAATTAATAAAATTAGCAGCAAAAAATATAGTTCCTGATTGGGTTATTAAAAGACCTAAAGAAACATTCCAAGGATCATCTGGTGTTAGCAACCAAATACAAAAACTAATTCGGCTCCCAGTAAAATTCTATAACAATGAGATAAAGAAAAAATTCGGCTATATTCCTAACAATTAATGGAATCAAAATTAAACATCCCGGAAAACTGGACATTTAAAAATGATAATGTCTGTAAGCATTTTGATGATCATGTCAGAGAAAGTTTACCTTGGTATGATATGGTGACAGGGTTTGTGCTTCATTTTGCTCGTCATTTTATACCAGAAAAAGGCTTAGTCTATGACATAGGAGCCTCTACGGGTAATATCGGCTCAGCAATCAATGGAGTCATAGAAGCAAGAAATGCAGAATTTCATGCAATAGAACAAAGCTTGCAAATGGCTGCACTATATAAAGGGCCGCAGAAGCTGCATATTTGTGATGCCCTTGAATATGATTATAAAAGCTATGACTTTTGTGTTTGTTTTCTAGTAATTATGTTTTTCCCTGTTCATGTCAGAAAAGCTTTTGTCCAAAACTTATTTAAAAAAATCAAACCGGGTGGCGCTTTGCTTATAGTCGATAAAGTTGAAAGTCCCGGAGGATATTTAGGAACCGCTTTAAGCAGATTAACTATAAGCCAAAAATTAGTTTCTAAAATACCTGATAAACAAATTTTACAAAAAGAGCTTTCCTTAGCTGGGTATCAAAGACCAATATCTGAGGCAATACTTGGTAAAGAGTTTACTAGATTTTTTCAGGCCGGAGAGTTTTCCGGGTGGATAGCCACAAAAAATGAAAACTAAATTGACTCGCAAAGTGCAAAAATCTTCTAGCCGAAACGGATCATTGTCCAAGCCTAAAAAGGCCGGAAGGCCTAAGATTGAATTGCCGGTTGAAATGGCTCATGGCTTTGGTCAGCTTGGGCTTACGTTCGATGACATGGCAGACATTTTGGGCATTTCTAGGAGGACAGTTGCCCGTGAATTCTCAGAGGGAGAGGCCTCAGATTTTGTCACTGAGTATCGAAAAGGGCGAGCTAATACAAACCGAAGCATCAGAATGAAGATCCTTCAGAGAGCAATTAAGGAGGATAAAGATAACGTCCTCCTGTTTGCGGCTAAGAATTATTGCGGCATGAAAGAGACGGCAGAGGTCGATCATCAGGGGCAGATTTCGGTGAACGTTACTATGGGCGGCGAAGTTATTAAGCAGCCCAAGTGGATGCAGAATTGAACTTCAATGTTGATATTCCCCAGCCGCATTCCGGGCAAGAACGCATCCTTGATCACGCTAAAAGGTTTAACGTTCTTCAGTGCGGCAGACGCTTTGGCAAGACTACTCTAGGCTTGCACATAGCCCTTTTCGCCGGGGTCTTAGGTAAGACCTACGGTTGGTTTTCTCCCACCTATAAGCTCATGTCTGAGCAGTGGAACGAGGTCATTAGGCAACTTGGTTCCATCATTGCCCGAACAGATAAACATACCAGAGAAATCCACCTTGCCACAGGGGGGCGCATAGATTTCTGGTCTCTTGAAAAAGCAGATGCCGGTCGTGGGCGCAAATACCACGGGGTGATTATTGATGAGGCTTCCGTGGTTCGTGACCTCAAGACCAAATGGGAACAGGATATAAGGCCAACCTTAACGGATTATAAAGGGCAAGCTTGGATCCTTGGCACACCTAAAGGTCATAACTTCTTCCATCAATTATTCCTTAAAGGGCAGCAAAATTCTAAAGAGTGGATTAGCTGGCGACTTGGCACCATCGACAATCCAACGATCCCGGATCTTGAGGCAGAACTTGCTGATGCCCGAAAAGAACTGCCGGATGCTGTATTTAACCAGGAATACCTGGGAGTGCCTGCTGATGATGGGGGCAATCCTTTTGGGGTCGATGCAATCGAAGCCTGTTTTGGCCCCGCGAGCAGCAAGCCTGCGGTTTGGTTTGGTTGGGATTTAGCTAAAAGCCATGACTGGACCTGGGGGGTTGGGCTGGATCAGGACGGTTGCCAGTCAGTTAATATAAGGTTTCAGAAGCCCTGGGCAGAGACCAAGGAAAGTATAATTAAAGCAACCGATTATGCTCCTGCCTTAGTAGATTCGACGGGTGTTGGCGATCCGATCGTAGAAGATTTAATCATGGAGGGTAATAACTTCTCAGGATTTAAGTTTAGCTCAACGAGCAAACAATCCTTGATGATGGGGTTAAGGGCTGCTATTCAGCAAAACAGAATAAGGTTTTTTGATCCGGCTCTAAAAGCAGAGCTAGAAAGCTTTAGTTATGAATACATGCCAGGAGGTGGGGTTAAATATTCAGCCCCAGAAGGCATGCACGATGATGGGGTTATGGCTTTAGCTTTAGCAGTCGAAAAGATGAGGCAAGGCAATTCAGACGGCATAATCAGATCGACAAAAGGCTTTAAGCTAGGACACAACAATACAATGCCAGCCCGAGGAATAGGTTTTTAACATGCCACCAGAAGCAGCCGCAAAAAAGAAGGTAGCCCGAAAAGCTCCAGCCAAACAAAAGATTGATGAGCGTATTATTATGCCATCATTCCGGGAAAAGTTTCACCCTTTCCTTAATGAGAAACTAGATCCGGCACAGGTCCGAGGCTTGCTTCAATCTGCTTTTTCTGGGGATCCTCAGAGCCTTAACGATCTTTATGTAATCATGGAGGATACTTGGCCTAGACTTGCCAAAAACCTTCATGAAATCAAAAAGGCCGCATCCAGGGCAGATTATATTGTTCAGCCTTTTGCTTCGCAGGGGCAAGATCCCAGCCCGGAAGCCCAGGACAAAGCCGAGTTTATCCGAAAGATCATTGATGACATGAGGCCTGTTCCTAAGAGGAATGAAAATGGGTTTGAAGATATGGTCTATGACCTGTGCGATGCTATTGGCAAAGGCATATCAGTGCAGGAAATCCTATGGGATTTTAAAGACGGTTACATTTGCCCGAAATCGACTTACTGGGTACATCCACAGTTTTGGGGTTTTGATAGCACTGGCATTGAGTTAATGCTCCGCAATATCGACACGGTTGGAAGCCGGGGTTATGTGGAGATGCCGGATGATAAGTTTTTAGTGGGTAGATACAAAACAAGATCAGGGAACCCTTTAACCTATGGTTTTTCCAGGGTTCTAGCCTTTTGGTGGTCCGGGATGATTTTCGGTCGCCAATGGCTAATGCGTTATGCACAGATTTTTGGAATTCCTTTGCGTGTCGCTAAGTATGGCCGGAATCTTAGTGATAATGACCGTAATAGCCTTGAGGCTTGGCTTAGAGACCTTGCTGCAGCTGGCTATGCCATGATCCCGGAAGGATCAGAGGTTCAATTGCTAGAAGCATCCAAAGGTGGAGCAGATAATCCACAAAATCACCTAATTGATATTGCAGATAGGGTATGCGACATCCTGATCCTGGGGCAAACCCTTACAACTGATGTTGGCGATTCTGGATCTAGGGCTTTAGGAGATGTCCATGCAGCAGTCAGGCAGGATAACCTCAGAGATGCTTGCGATTGGGCTGCTCAGAACATAAATGATCAGATCATCCGTAAGGCAATCGCTTTCAATTACGGCAATACAGATGAACTGCCCTACCTCCAGACCAAATTTGAATCTGCTGAAGATCCCGTTCAAATGGCTACCCGTGATCAGATTCTTATTAGCATGGGTATGGAGCTGCCTAAAGATCAAATTTACGAGAGACACAAAATCAGAATTCCGGAGGCAGGCGAGGATGTTATTACTTCTCCTGCCGCACCTGAGCCGTTTCTTGGAAAAGAACCGATCCAAGCCGAAGAACCCAGAGCAGGATTAAATAATCCTTTTCGGCTCCCCAAGGGAGAGGACAAGAAGTTTGGGGTATATGTGAAAAATGACAAGGGAAACACTGTCCTGGTTAAGTTTGGGGATCCTAACATGGAGATCCAGCGAGACAGTGACGAGCGCAGATCAAATTTTAGAAGCAGACATAACTGTGATGATCCAGGCCCTAAGTGGAAGGCTCGTTACTGGTCCTGTAAGATGTGGGAAAAGGGCAAGACCGTTCAAGATGTCCTAGATGCTTCTGATTGGTCTGGCGAGATTGTTGAGGATGATTGCGATTGCTGTAATCCATCTAAGATAGAAGCTAAAGCCGTCCCTACAAAAACAGATAAGCTAACAGATTCTGTCATGGAAAGCTTAACTGGGGTAAACGCTGAGTGGCTAGGGCCTGTTCGCCCTGTATTTGATAAGATAATTTCTCTGGCTCAAAGTGATGAGATCAGCGACCAACAGCTTGCTGAAGCGGTCGAGAACCTAATGGAAGAGATGCCAGAGCTTTTTGATCAAATTAATCATGAGGCCCTGCAAGATGCTTTAGAACAAGCGATGGGGGCTGCGGCAGCTAACGGAGCTTTTGAGCGTATCCAGGATTTTAACATGGATAACCCTCAAGATGCAGATTGATGTAGATGTAAAATCATCCGGGCTTTTAGATAAATTATCTAACCCGGAATTCTATCCAGAGGCCATGAAGACCGGAGCTAATAATCTCCGAAGCTGGATGGCCACTACATATTATCCTGCCAAAAATGCTTCTGAACCAAACAGGTTAGGAGGCACACGCACTAACTTCTGGGCTGATATAGGTCGATCCATTCAAACCCCATTTCAGCGAGGTTTAGAATCTATTTTAAGAATATTAGATCCCAGGATTGCCCAGAAAGTTTATGGGGGAATTATAAAAGCTAAGAGGGTTCGTTACCTAACCATACCGATCAGCAAAGAGGCTTACAGTAAAAGTGCAAGGGTTCTTGAGCGAGACTTAGGCCAAAAGCTATTTGTTATAAAATCGGCAAAAGGTAATCGCTTATTAGTTTCAAGTGTTGACGGGGAGATTAAACCTCACTATTTGCTAAAGGAGCAGGTTAACCAAAAACCTTGGCCAGGGGCATTGCCACCCAAAGAGGATATGGTTGAAAAGTTTAATGAAGGCATCGAGGAGTATATTTACACCGCAGCCAATTTAGCATGATTAATTACGCCAAGATCCAAGCCAGCTATGGCAATGAGATCCATATTAACGGGGAGCCTCCTGCTGACATTCAATGGATGCCTCCTGGGGAACATAGCATTGTAGCTTCCAAGGACGATAAGCCGACTAAGCTTACTGTTAAGGTTGGGGAGGAAATAATTGAAGCTCTTAATAAATCCCTGGAAGAGATAAAGGCTCAGGGATTCGATACATATATTGACTTCAACCATAATGATGAAGAGGCATCTGGATGGGTTGAGGGATTCTTTTGGGGCGGCGATGATCCTAATACCGGAGGCATCCGGGCAAAAATTAGGTGGTCGCATGAAGGAGCCGAGGCTCTAAAAGGCGGTAGCTACAAACGCTTCAGCCCCACTTTTCTGACTGATGCCAAAGGAAAAGTTATTGGCACAACTCCTAATGCAGGAGGGTTAGTTAATCGACCAGCTTTCCGGTCCATTGCTGCTGTGATGGCTGCAAAGGACATAAACGAAACAGATTTGCGATTCGTATCGGCCTCAGAAATGCCTGATCAAGAACGCAAAGAAGAAACCACAAAAGGTAATAAAATGCCCGAACACGAAGATAAGCTGAAAAAGCTAGAGGCCGAAAACGAAGAATTGAAGGCCACCATTAAGGACATGAAGGCCAAATATAAGGCCCAAATGGATGAAAACGAGGAGATGAAGAAAGAGGCTAAAGCACGTGACGTTGCTGACCTCGTTTCATCTGCTGTTAAGGATGGCAAGGTTGCCGCCAAGGATGAAAAAGCAATCAATGCACTTAAGGCTGTTGCCGAAGGTAACATTGTTGCCGCTAAGGATCTGATCGAAGCAATGCCTGTTCTGGCAAAGTCTCATGAAGTCCTAACTGGGCGCATCACTCCTGCTAACCCTGATCAGGTGGCTGCAAAAAAGCCTGCCGATAATATGCACAGCGTAATCGCAGAGATCCGGGCCAAGAATCCGGCCATGACTGGCGAAGATGCTTTTCGTCTGGCTCGTGAATTCAAGCCAGAAGTTTTCAACTCTTAATTAAAGGAATTTAAATGCAATACGGAATTTCTAAAGACGGTTTGTTGGTAACTTTCGAGGCCAACGAAGATCACACTGGCAAAGAGGGCTACGGAGTTAAGTTCAGCTCCGGCAAAGCTGCCCTGCAAACCTCTGACACGGCACTTGATACTGCTGGCGTTATTACTGACGGAGCTGCATCTGGCTCTAAGAGTAGCATCGCCCTTAATGGTATCAATGCCATCGTTTATGTTAAATTGTCTGCCACTCCTGGAACTGTGAATGTTGGAACCCACTTGGGTAACCACACTGACGGAACCTGGAAGGCTGCTGCCACCAACAAAAATTATTCAGCCGAAGCCCTTGAGACTGGTGCAGCTAATGCCCTAATCAAAGCCCGTTTGCTGAGCCACGCCCTCACCAAGTAATTTAGAAAGGCAAATTTATAATGAGCGCAATTTCAAGTGCATCAAGCAATCCTCTGTTGACGACTTATGCTCAGGCTATCATTCCTGACCTAGAGAGCGCAGCAGCTAACTTCATCTGCCCACAAGTCACGGCTCCATCTGCCCGTGCTCGTTACAAGATCTACGATCAGGTTAACAGCTGGCAGGCATACGAAACCCAGCGTGCTATCGGTGGCCCTGCTACCCGTATCCCCTGGCTGGCATCTGATGGTCAGTTGAACCTGCAACCTCATGCTTTGGAAAACCCAATTGATGATTTCGAGCGTGAAGACGCAGCCGACATCGTTGGTCTTCAGCAGAGCAAGGTTCGTTCCCTGGTAACATCTGCTACCCTGTCTCATGAAAAGGATCTGTTCTCTTACATCAAGGGAGCCGTTTCTGCCGAGGCTGGCAAAGGAACCTGGGATGCTAACACTGATCCTATCGAGCAGCTCGATGAGCAGCTTGTGAACATCGAAACTGCCCTTGGTCGCCGTCCTAACCGCATCCTAATGGGAACCTTGGCTTGGCAGATCCTGCGTAACAACGCTAAGACCCAGGCTCGTTTCAAGAGCGGTTTTGCCAGCATCACCCGTGACATGATCAGCAACGTTCTGATTTTCCCAGTGGAAATCCAGATCGGCGGCCTCATGTATAACGCTGCCCAGCCCGGAGCAACTAAGTCGAAGACCCGCAATGTCGGATCTGACGTCTTCCTGTTCTATGCTGATCAGAATCCTACGATGGAAGATCCTTCCTTTGCCAAGTGCTTCACCACTGGGCGTGGAGGAATTGAGTCCGTAAGGACTTACCGTGATGAGCCTAGCCGGTCCGACATCATTGCTGTTGATTGGAACCGCCAGTTTGCGGTTACCAATACCGAGGCAGTCAAAAGGCTTACTTGCACCTCTAGCTAGTCATCCGCACACGCCAAAACCACACAGGGGGGCAGGGGTTAAACCCTGCTCCCCACTTTTAGAGACTATTTTATGCCAGAAAGAGATTTTACTAATCCACTCGTCCAGACCACTGACGATGATTTTGATTTGCAGAGCAAACAGGCTTTGACTAATGGCCCATACAGGCCCAAGGTGCTGACCTCCGGGACGAATTACACTGGCATAAATCTTATGTGCCTCCAGTTTTCGGCAGAAGCAACTATCAACAGTGCTACTGTTACTGATGCTGAAGGCAATATTGCTGGAACATATCCGGCTGGCACTTTACTGCCGTTTCATTTTACGCAAGTCCAGGTAACATCTACTGGGCCAATCCTGGGTTATAAAGCCGGGGATTCTGCATGAACCTAAGCAATTTTGCATTAAGATTAAGCAGCCTGATTACCAGGGCTTCTTATTGGGACCTGATCGACAAGATTGTAACTACATATTATCTGGAAACCGATAATAACGAGATCATCACGACTGATACAGGTGCCATCATACAACTAGACAGCATTGATTAATTATGCCCACTTATATTCGAGTTAAAGATTTGCCCAATGCAGCTACCTCTCCTGCATCAGATGATTTTATTTTATTAAGCGGAGCCGCAAATGGAGCCCGTAGAATTAGCCGGGCTGATTTCCTTGCTGCTGTTGCCGGGTTTTACACGGCAGATCCTTCAACCTATAAGCTTGCCACGCTAGATGCAGGGAACAAGGTTCTTGTTAGCCAGTTGCCCTCATCAGCTTTCAGCTACCAGGGAACATGGGCAGCATCAACCAACACTCCAACCTTAGCAGATGGAACTGGAACTGGAGGAGATACATATTATGCCTCTGACTCTGGATCTGTAAACTTTGGATCAGGATCAATAAGCTTCCTGGCCGGAGATGCGGTTGTCTATGATGGCAGCGTTTGGCAAAAAGTGCCTGATGTAGTTAACTTGCTAGATGGTAAAGGCACTCTTGATGAGGCTAAAACAACTCTTGAGATCCCGGATGTAGGCAGTAACCCAGATGAGGTAAGTTTAAACGGAATGCTGGGGTCAATGGCGTTTCAATCGTCTGAGGGCATATCAGTTGCTAATGCCGAGGTCGAGACGCTGGAGGTGACCGATAAAGTCAGTGGAACGCTAAACATCGCAACAGGTTCACCAGAAGCTATCGCTGACGCAGATGCAGACGACCTCGTTATAGGCGATGGGGTGCTGACCAACTTTGGGGCCACTATAGCAACCAACAGCTCTGGTCAGGCCAAAATTAATTTTGCTGATGGCGCTGGAGCAAATGCAGCTCGTGGACAAATCAAATACGACCACCAGTTCGACAAACTGAGTGTCTCGACTGCTGGGGGAGAGAGGGTGGTGGTGGATGAATATGGCCGAGTCGGCGTCGGGACAGCCTCGCCGAGTGCCAAACTTCATCTGCAAGACACTGGGGTTGACGTAGGTCTGTCGATTGACCGCACTGATTCAAAGAAGTTTAACCTCTACGTTGATTCTGGAGGGAACCTAATAACGAGAGACCAGAGTGCCGGTGTGAGTCGTGTTGTGGTTTTAGGAAATGGAGACGTTCATTACCAAACATCTAGTGCGGAGCTTGGTTTATACAACGACTTAACCCACGGCTCAATTTCGAGAGCGTTCATTAAATGCGAGGGCCGCTCTGGGACTTTCAACTACGGGGGCGACCTCGTAATCAAACTCCGCAACGACGACTACTCAATCAGCGAGCGCCTCCGCAT